AGAAGATGGAGTTAGAGTCGTATATACCCAAATAAAAATAGTAGATAAAGAAGAAAAATATTATGTATTTACTGATGAGTATTCTGTATATAGAGGTACAAAATTCTCTAAAGATAATAATTTTTAGTATATGTTTAAACCCAATTAGATATGAAAAAACCAAATGTTATCCAAAAAGCTTACAAAAGCTTAACTGAGCTATTCTCTTTTACTAAAGATGGTCAAAAGAAAGCTATTGCTACGTTAGGAGGAACAGGTGTTTCTTACTTTGGAAGATTACAAGACCCTTCAAAAACAGGGCTAAAAAAACCAACGAAAGTAACTTTTAATCAGTTACGGGAAGCAGCTAGGTATGATGCTATTATCAGAATTTGTGTAAATGTTATTAAGAAATCAGTTAGTCAAGCAGAGTGGGCTATAATTCCAAAACAGGAGAGAAAAGAAGTTAATAAGGCTCAAGTAGATCAAGCTACTAATTTATTTGAAACGATTAATAATCGAGGAGAGAATTTAAGACAAGTATTAGATATGGTATTAGAAGATTTATTAGTATTAGATGCTGGAGTAATTGAGAAAGTTTATAATGCTAAAGGAGAGATAGTAGAATTAAATGCTGTAGACGGAGCTACTATCAGACCTAAAATGGATAAGTATGGAGATTTAGACCCAACTAGTGCTTATGTGCAAGTGATAGGAGACAAAGTAGTAGCTGAATTTGCATTAAATGAATTAATTTATATGGTGCAAAGTCCGCAAAGCGATATACGATTGTATGGGTATGGGATGTCGCCTATTGAGAGTATTTTATTACAAGTACAGGCAGCTTTAAATGCTGATCTGTATAATGCTGAAATGTTTTCTAAAGATAATATCCCTCCAGGTATGTTAGATTTAGGGGATATGTCCCAATCAGAAGCACAACAATTTATATCTGTATGGGATGCCACAGTAGTCGGTAGTACTCAGAAGTTAAAATTCCTTTGGGGTGGAGGAGAAAAAAATAATAAAAAGTATATTCCTTTTAACCAAAATAATAAAGATATGCAGTTTGTGGAATATACAGATTGGCTATCAAGAATTAAATTAGCTACTTATGGTCTTACAGGAATGGACGCAAATATTACTCAAGATGTTAATAGGGCTACAGCAGGTGTTCAAGAATCTGTTACAAGTTCTAGAGGTGTAGGAAGTATTTTTAAGTTAGTTGAGGAGTATATTAATAGAGAGATATTTATGCCAATGGGATGGGACGATATACAGTTTAAATTTCAAAAGGCTTTAAATATTTCCGAAAAGAAACAGCAAGCAGAAATAGATAAAATTTATGTAGAGGCAGGAATTCTAGACCCAGCAGAAGTAGCTATCAGAGAAGGATTTGAAATACCTGAACAAGATGAAGAAGAGATAGATTACTTAGCACCAGCTCCCGAAGAAAAGATTGAAGGTAAAGAAGATGTGTTAGTGCCAGAAGAAAAGAAGTCTCACTCACATAATTTTAAACCTTTATATGAATAAACTTGTACAAAAACAAGTAGAAGAAGATGCAGAGTTTTTTGATACTTTAGAAAGTACTCCTGAGTTTAAAAGAATGAAGAAGTTAATTGAGAAAGCTTTATTAGACCAATGGAATGATGTTCTTTTTTCAGGAATAATAAATACTATGTTTAATAAGTATAAGGATTTTATTGTAAAGGGAGGCAAGAAGATACAGATTAAAAAGACAGTTGCTAAAGCTACTAATGAAGAAGAATTAGATGAAGCCATATTGGATAGCTTACAGCAGGATAAATTTTTAGTAGGGGAAAAGGGTATGAAGATGAAACTTTATTTAGCTTTTCTATTAACTTTAGTAAAAACTAATATGAAATCTATTGGTAGTTATTATGATTTTAGAAAGAATATGAATACTTTCTTAAAAACAATGGCAAATAAAGGAGGGCAAGACATAGTATCTGATATAAAAACGCCTAAGCCTATTAAATTTAGATTATCTAATGTTGCTCTAAAAGCAAAAATAACAAAAAGAGTAAATGTATTAATAAAAGATTTAGACAAAGTTACTAGAAAAATTTTAGTGAGACATTTAGCTTTAGGTATTAAGAATGGAGAAACAAAAACACAAATAATTAAAAGGCTACAGAAAACAGGAAAGCAATTTTCAAAGACTAGAGCAAAAAGGATAGTAGATACAGAAACAGAAGCGGCAGCAGAATTTATGAGATATGAGACCGCTAGATTAAATGGAGTTACTACGAGAACTTGGGAAACAGCGGGAGATGATAGAGTTTGTTTTCCAAAAGATACTCAAGTAGTTACTGATAGAGGGGAGAGGGGGATACAAGAACTTAAAATAGGAGATAAAGTATTGACTCGAAACGGTTATAGAAAAGTTACTGCAACTAATAAAAGAAAATATAGTAAGAGTATGACTAGTATAACTACAACTAAGGGGAAGCTAGTGTGTACTAGCGATCATCCGATTTGGGAAAAAGGTTATGGTTGGTTATGTGCGGGAGATTTCAATGTTGGAGATTTCGTTAAGTCTAAGGAGAATAAATATTTCAGGGTGGATAAGGTGAGTAATTTCAGTATCAAGTATGCGTACAACTTTCCATCCATTTTTTATAAGAAAATTATTTTTCCTTTTATCTCTTTGTGCATTAGAATGCCAATATGCTCCATCTGCTTCGAGAGCAATTTTATATTTAGGCAAAAGAAAGTCAACACTATATCTTCCGACTTGTCCTTCTTGGATAAAGGGAATACCAAGTTTGTACAGACTAAGCCTGAAGAGCTTTTCAAGAGAAGTTTCTCCAGTAAATTTACGGTAGCACGAGAAAGAGCAAAAACGCCTAATATCTTTTGCATAAGGCATTACTCTAAATTGTTTAGCACATTGCTCACAAGTTTTATAAGTAGGAGGACGATAACATTTTTCAGAGCAATATGTTTGTATTCCTATTTTATCTCTAAAAACTTTTTTACATCTTTTACAAATAATGTTTCCCATATTTATCCAACGACAGGCGAGGCTACAAACTGTATACCTATGAGAAATACTTTTATTAATTTGAAAAGATTTAGTACATACAGGGCATATTTTAGTAACCTTTTTAGGAGTTCTAGCTTTTTTATAACATTTAGAAGAGCAGTACTTTTCATTTCTGGCTACTCGACTTTTGTTAAGATAAAAGGATTTATTACACCCCTTACAGAGGAGAATCTTACCTTGTTTAGTGCTTTTGTGATAACATTTAGGAGAACAATAGGCATTTTTTCCTCTTATTTTCTTTTCTTTTTTAATGGCTTTACCACATTGATAACAGATATATTGGAACATGCCACACAATTAAGGATTGATTTACTTATAGTATATAGTAGATTGTTAGGCAAATCAATATTTGTTTATGACATACAGGTAGAAGAATACCCAGAATTTTATGCAAATGGGATACTTGTACATAATTGTCCTATATGTGCTCCCTTGGATGGAGTTACTAAAAAAATGAGTCGTAATTTTAATTCAGGAGATTTTTCTGGTAAGTATCCACCAGCTCATGCAGTATGTAGATGCTCAGTTACTTATGATATAGAAGGTAATGAGGCGAGTAATTTTGTATTAAAAAGAGGGGTATTTGAAACTATTGATGATTTGTTTACAAAAGCGAAACAATTAATTTTTTATACTCCTATAAAGACTACTGCAATAAGTGTTGTTAATCCTAATGCGGTATGGGCAGGAGGCAAAACTTTAATAGGTCCCGATAGAGGTATTAGTAAGTTTATTGAAGATATAAAAATATTTAGAGATTATAAGAGAAATTTAAAAAATATATTAATAATGAAAGAAGGGAAATTGGTAGTGGATATATTAAGAGAACAATCAATTTTAACTTTTGGAGTGGATAAGATTTTAGTAGATGCAAGAGATAAATTAACAGATGAAGGATTTGTTCAATTAATCAGGAGTTTTGGAGTTACTAAGAAGATACCAAGTAAAAATATAACTTAACATAACAATATGGAAGACTACAGGTGTTTAAATTGCAAAACCCTACTTTACAAAGCTGCGGGAGATATAGATGTTGAAATTATATGTCCAAAATGTCGGAGGGTTAACTACCCCAACAGAGGAGACCAAGGAGTTGGGTTGAGAGGAATTGACTTTTTTAATAAAGCCAGACAGCTCTCATGCAATGGTTGTAGTAGACCATTATTAAGTTTTATGGGGGTAGGTTTTGTTGAAACTAAATGTAGATATTGCAAAACTGTAGTAGAGTATGGTAGTGTGAAGAATGTAAAAAGTTAAGAAAGAGAAAAAAGTATTGCTATTTATTATAAATATAAATATACTGAACTCGTAAAGTAGGGCAAAGCCCCGAGGACCTCAAGAAGGCCACAAGCATAAAGTTATATAATACTGTTATAAAGCTATTCTGTACGTGGCCTTTTCCTTTATATAAGGTAAGGCAAGAATATTTCAATATTTTAAGCCCACCTTTATGTTTAAATTATCAATACCGATTACAAAGTCATTTCAGAAGAAGAATGGCAAATTTATTGTAGAAGGAATCGCTTCAGACCCGACAATAGATCGAGATGAAGAAAGATTTGATGAAGAGGCAATCGCAAAAATGGTTAAGGGAGTAAATGGAGGTAGTTTACCTATTAGGATTGAGCATGAAGATAAAGTTTATACAGATGTAGGTACTTGGACAAAAGCGTCAATGGTTGATGATAAATTATATGTTAAAGGGGAAATAGATACTGAGATGTCACTAGGAAAAGATATTTCAGTTCTTTTAAAAAGAGGCACTCCTTTATCATTATCCGTTGGTGGTAAGGTTCTAGACGCAGTTTATGAATATGTAACTGAGTTAGGAAAGAATATCAAGATATATAAAGATGTAATTCTTGAAGAAATATCAGTAGTTAAAAACCCTTCTAATTATAATACTTCCCTAGCAATGGCTAAGTCTGTTGATTGGGAGAAAAGTAAAGACGAGGTTGAATACACTACACAAGCACAGCAATTGATTGATACATATAAGAGTATAAGTAAAATTGATGCTGATAAATTTGTTGAAGTATCTAAAGACGAGGAAGAAGTAAAAGCGACAAAAGATAGCTTTAATACTTGGATGGCTGAAGTAGAGCCTAAAGTGATTAGTCTTTTTAAAGATTATTATGAAGACGAATGTTATTGTGAAGATGAGTATAGAGGATTAACTCCTGAGGATTTAAAACTTATTGCTCAGTTGACTACTATATTAAGTGAAGTTGATTTACCTGATGATAATACATGGCCTGCAATATTTGATGATGATGCTTATTGGGAGAATTTAACAGAAGAGATGCAAATTGTTTTATTTAATAGAACAATGACAATGCCTCATCATAATACAGACTTTAGTGTTAATAAAGAGTTATTACTTTATCAATTAAAGAAAGTCGTTGACGGAGTTGGTTGGTATACACCTAAGGAATATACAGCTATCGTTAATCATTTATATATACATTTAAAAAAGTTACAAATTGTTAAATCTAAAACTATGCTTGAAAAACCTAAAGACAATATGAGCGATATTAAAAAACATATCGCAGAACAAGATATCAGTAAGGAGCAATTAAACTTGTTACAAAGTTGCCATAACTTCTCCGTAGGCAAAACAACAGTAGTACCAAGTAACGAAGGCAAAGAAATGACAAAGGAAGAAATTGCCAAATGTTTTGAAGCTTATAAGGAACTGTTGAAAAGCCCACATTTTAATCAAATTATTAACCAATCAGAAACTATGGATAAAACAACTAAAAAGGTTGAAGAAAAAACTGAAGTAGAAGAAACTCCTGTAAAGAAGGAAGAAACTACTGAAGAAAAAACTGAAACCACTGAGGTAGAAAAAGCTGACTCTGCAACAGAGGAAGAAGAAACTACTGAAGAAACTTCTGAAGAAAAAGCTGACTCTGAAACAGAGGAAGAAGAAACTAAAGAAGAAGAAGTTGAGGAAGAAAAGGAAGAGGAAAAAGAAGAAGAAGTTGAGGAAAAGGAAGAAGAAACTACTGAGGAAGAAGCTCCAGTAGAAGATGCTGAAGTTGAGAAAAAACTTACAAAAAGCATCACAGCGAACGTGGAAAAAAGTATGGTAGCAAGGTTTGATAAATCTCTCAAGAAATTGACAGAAATTGTAGACGTTCTTGTTACAAAGTCAGAAGATGTTACTGCTACAGAGGACATTAACGGTCTTAAAAAAGACATAGGAGCTATTAGTGAGACTTTAGAATTAATGTCTAAAGCTTCATTAGGTCGTAAATCTTACGCTACTAACCAAGTGGTTGAAAAATCATTTACAGAAGGAGCGTTAAATAAGACTGAGCAAGAACAAATTGATGCTGGCATGAAAAAAGGCGACACTTTTACTGAAGCTTATAAAGCAGTATTGGCTAAAAGAGTCTAAGCCTAAAAAATATTAATATTATTATTATAGTAAAAATTATATAACAACTTAAATTATGGATCTAGATCAAACATTAGCTAATGTAAAGAAAACACTATCAACTCCTGTTTATATACAGGGTGCGATTATCACAAGAGAAAACCTTTCAGGATTTGTTAACAGACTTACTGAAAAAGAAACGCCTATTAGAGACAGATTAATGCGTAAACCTGGTAGCGGACTTGCTGCTTCATGGAATGTTCTTACAAGTATGGGTGTAGGTAACTCTCCTTTTGCGGAAGGTGGTACACCGACAGAAGACGCTTCAAACTACGCTAGAAGAAGTGCTATCTATAAAGAATTAGGTAAAACTAAATCTATTACAGATAAAATGCTTGCGGCAGGTAAGACTTTCATGGATCAAGAAGCTGAACAAACAGAAGTAGCTATGAGAGAAGTAATTCAAGACGAGGAAAGCTTGATTGTTACGGGAGATAGTGGAGCAGTTGCTACCCAATTTGATGGGTTAGACACACTGATTACTACTAATCTTACGAATGATAACAACAACGCGCTTGGATTCAGAACTGACTTGCTTGATGCTGAGATCAGCAACCTTATTAATACTTACGGAGTAAGACCTACAGCAGTTTACTGCTCATACGGTATGAAACGTGCTATTAACCAAAGTTTAGCTGGTGATGTTCGTGTTAACATCAACCAAGGGCCTCAAACAGAACTAGGAACTGGATTAGACATTACTTATTACCAAAGTATGGTAGGTAAATTACCTATTGTAGCTTCATTTGGTATTGCAGACGATACTACTACATACGCAGGGTTCACAGTAGGTAGTATTTATATCGTAACAGAGAAATGGGCTGGTTCTGAAGTTTTATACATGGAAGATTTATATGGTTTAGGAAAATCAATGCTTGACAGAACAGGAGCAGCGATTAAATTTATGGTAACTGAGGCAACAGTATTAGTGTGCCGAGCAGAAGAATTCCAAACTGTAATTTCGAATATTAGAATTGCTTAGTAGAATTTGTCAAGGGGGTGGGTAGTATCTACCCCCATTGGCACAAATATTTAATTAAACATTTTAAACTATGAATAGAACGCTAAGAAAGCTATCACAAATTTTAGGTGGTATAGGAAAAGATTATATTGTGGATACCGTTCAAGGAGGGTTTCCCGTTATACAGTCAATGATTGATGTAGAAGCTGCGGAAGCGGCTGATGTGTTAACATCTACTGTATTAGCGGCAGCAGTCACTACAACGGTTGACGGATTAAGCGGAGAGCCAGATGCCTATAGATGTGTGTCTGTTACAGGTAATCAAGGTACAGTAGCAGGTACAGTAATTGTTCGTGGGTATGATTGGTCTCGACAAGTAGTAGAAGATCACATAGTTGCCTCAGGGGTATCTACTGTGGAAGGAGTAGTTCCATTTGATGAAGTATTTGAAGTTGTTCTACCTGCAAGGGTAGCTTTGGCAGATGCAATTTCAGTAGGTACTTCAGACAAATTAGGAGCGTATCGACCTGTTAAAGATTTTGCGGATATTAGTTGGATTCAATTAGAGAGAAAAGCGACTGGTGTAGGTGCGTATTCTGTAGAAGGTGCTCCACCAACAGTTGATTCAGAGTATGGAACTTTCAAACCAAATGGAGGTATAGTAGGAGATGATTCGTTCAAAGCGGCGTATTTAACAGAGTTATTCTAGTCCTATAGTATCCGTCTTTTTACATTAAAGGCGGATATTTAGGAGAGTATATAACTCATTTAACACTCAAAAATATGGCTGAAGGAGTAACAGGCTTTCGATCTATTACAATGACAACAATGATGCAGGACTATAATAGTCCAAAGATAAAAAAGTTTTTTGTCAGTGATGTAGATGGGGACGCTACAGATATATATTATATTCAGGCGGCAGGAGTAGATGGAGAAAAATGTCTTCGTCAGAGGTTATCGTATATTACAGCAAGTGGTATTAAGAGCATACAAAAAGAAACTTGGGAATCTAGCGTATGGAGTAGTGCTTGGGATTTATAAAACAATTAGAGTACCCCGACCTAAAAAAAGTTTTTAGGTTTAGATTTCTGACTACAAGCTAACGCTTGCATACAAAATAATATTTTGATCACAGAAACTATATGAGACAAGTGATACACAAGGGACAACACCTTTTAAGACACAAAGCGGAGGAAGTAGGCTATCTGAATGCTACCTTAGGAGCTAGTATTAAGACTGTTAAAGACGCATTAGATTTGTTTGCGACTCTTAATATTAATTTTAGTTGGAAAGACCCCGTAGCTACTAAAGCGGCTTTACCTTTAACAGGAAATACTTTAAGTGATGCTAGAATGGTTCAAGATGATGGAGATGGTAATACGTCTTTGTATGTTTGTATAGCTACTTCAGGAGATGTTGATGCACAATGGCAGAAAATAGCGGATGTAGATTGGGAAGGAGATATTAGTCAATTACAGAGTGATGTTTCTACATTGCAAGGTGAAATGGCGGCAGTAGAAATAGATGTTTTCGGGCTACAAAATGCAGTTAGTATATTACAGGGAGAGATGACTGATGTTCAGGAGGAAGTGATAGATAAGATGACGCTTACAATTAATGATGATTTATCTGGGTTATTATATCTTAGGGTTGGTGTTGGTAGTAAGATAGAAAATAGAACAACAAAATAATTTAATAACTTAATTTATGAGACAAGTAATACATAAAGGGCAACATCCATTGAGGCATAAATCGCAAGACGTTAATTATACTTATGCAGGACTCCCTTCATTAAAAACTGTTAAAGATGCTTTAGATACCGCTTTAGGAGTATCTTCTACATCTTGGAAAGCTCCAGTAGCCGATAAACCTTCCTTACCTTTGGCAGGTAATTCTATTAATGATGTTAGGGCAGAACAGTCAGGGTCAGCCATTTATCTATGTATTGCTACGGCAGGTGTTGTAGACGTACAATGGCTAGAGATTACTAGTCCAGGAGCGACATTTGATTTAGGAACGCCAGACGGTGCAATTTTAAAGAAGACAGGAGCTAATACAATGGGAGAAGTTACAGCTATACCAGAAAGCTTAATTGTAGCTAATCATGCTCTTTCAAGTTTTACTAATGATGCAGGGATACAAGAAAAAGGAGTAACATTAAATGCTTTTAATTTAAATTGGGCTTTTAATAGAAATTCGGATGACCCTACTTCACAAAATATTACTCCAATTTCAGGAGCTTCTTGGACTAATCCAATTGCAGTGGCTTTGAGAACTATATCAGTAACAGGCGCGGCTTTAACAGCTCAACAAATTTATACTTTTGCGGGAGTTGGAGATGATACTACAGTATTATCAGGAAGTACGACTGTTTATTTTAGAAGTAAAAGATATTGGGGACCAAGTGGTACTGTATTAAATGCTTCAAGTACAGGAGCGCAAGTTAGAGCA